CTTAACTTATCCACCCTCCCTAATCTTTCTTTGTTTGGTGAATCACCAAGTTCTTCATTGATCATATCCAATACATATATAGTAAAGTTATAAGTTAGAACACCCCTGTCTATTACTGCTGTGCCAGGTTCGGCATATAGTATAACGTAATCCGTAGCACCAAGTTTATTTATATCGACCTCGTCCATAAAGCCACTATGAAAGCTGTTTATCATATAATGCTTATCAGCTATTGTTTCTAAATATCCTACTACATTTCTAAAAGTTATCATAGTTGCTTCTTTGTTTATTATTATAATCTTGAGAGAATGACAAGTAGGTCAATACTTCCAAGATTGGTAATTGTGTTATCTTACCTATGTTTAATATGTTGCCGTTTGAAAGAGAATACAGAGAATTGTACCAACCCCATTTGGATTGCATTGTTACCCCTTTTGCAGTTTCATTTCCTGTTGTTGTAAATAACTGTGCGAAATCTTCGCTAATCTTTCGCCTAAAGTCAAAAAAAAACCTAAAGAACTTAATGCTATATCCATTGGGCAATCCTTAAACAATTCTTCCTTAAATTCATCAGGGTTATAATCCTCAATACTATATCTATCTCCCCTAGAAAAATTTACCTTCCTATAAAGAATAGACATAATAGTATGCAGATTCTCAATAGGGTCTTTACAATAACTCTCTAAATCAATATATTCACCTGTCGTAATGTTTGATAAATTAGGACAGAATCCATATTCTTCATCTTTAAATTTAAACACCTTTCTAAATTTTTCTTTATCAGGTTCTGTGTCAATCATCTTTTTGATTATTTCCATAATCTCTAATAAGTCCTTGTAAGCCATTTTCTTTACTACAAATGGTGTAGTATTACATAATAAAGATAAACTCTTTACAATCTTATTTTTCTCACTTCCTTTGCCTTGCTGTATTTTCACATATTCTTGATAAGTGCCTATTGTTATGTCAGACCAATTATCAGGTATTGTCAACTTAATCTCTTTCATTACTTATAAATATAAAAGTTAGTAATTCGTTTTTTCTACAATATATAGTATTTGCCACTATGGTTCACACTTAGCTTATTTAGGCACAGATAACGTGTTGCATCAATTAAATGGTCATTGACTTTTACAGGCACATTTAATACATCACCATTCTTGTCTGTAGCCCATTTATAGCTTCTAAATTCTTTGATGGCATTTAGACTATCTTTAGTAATATGCAATTTATATCTACGCATTATGTCTATTCCTAAGTGTATTCCTGCACCCTTCTTGGCAGGTTTTATGTTGAAGCCAGAACGATACACTTCTTCAATACTCTTTGGTTCGGCAGAGTCGGCAACTATTTCTGATTGCCTATCTATTTTAAATTCTTTTAGCTTATTAGCAAGATCAGTATTAGTCAATCTCTTTTCGTATAGCATTTCTTTGATATATAAATTATCGTCAGAAATATATACTGCTACTAAAGCACTTGGTGAATTTGTGAAACCAAAATCTAATCCGTAGCCAACTAATCTGCCTTGTACTTCATCTACCAAATTAAAGTTCCTGAATATCATTGTCTGAACAGAACCAATCTCACCGAGTCCGTATACCTGCCAATAGTCAGGGTCTAAATCTTTAAGTCTTTCTATTTCTGCTATTGTATCTTTATCTAAAAATGGATTTGCTTTATATGTTGATTTAAAAAATGTGCAATCGTCTCTAGTTATTACTTTCTCATAAATCCAACTATAAGGGTCTGATGGATTGTAATCTAAATAAACCTTGTCTGTGGTTCGTAATATAAGCTGTTGGTAATCTTCATATGTAAACTCATTTGCTTCATTAAGCCATAGATAGTTACGCTTCCGTCCTCTAATCTTCTGCGGCTGATCCACACTAATAAATTCAATTAAGTTTCCATTTAAGCTGTAAGACAATTCTGATTTATTGTGATATTCTTCTGAATATAAACCAAGTTCTTTTAGCAATTCCAACACATCTCTATATGCTGTTCCTTTAAGTGCAGGTAATGTTTTTCTACATATAGTAAATACTTTGCCTGTTTCCCTTAATGCTTTTACTATAAATAATTGACAAAGCGAATAAGTCTTTGAAGAACGTGTACCCCCTTGTAAGCACGTTATTCGTGTGCTAGACTTAAACGCCTTGTGAAATACGTTTGTAGTATCAATCGTTACCTGTGTCAATTACTTTTATATTTATGTCAGTTATGGATTTGCCGTCAGTCGTTATATCCAATTCAGACTTTTCAGTATATCCTCTGGTTTTGCCTTTAGTCTTTAAAAAGAATATAGTGGCTGCTGTTGAATTATCTGAAATCTGCTGATGCAGTTGGCTCTCTGCAAAGTCTAATGCAACATTCTCTATTTCCTGTACCTGCTCTCTAAATTCTTCATCATCTTTAAGCCATTTGTAATATGTGCTTCTAGGAATATCAGCTTTCTTACAAGCTATTGTTACTACTCCTAAACTCTTTTCTAACGCCTTTAATAGCGTTTCTTTTTTTATGTGTCTACTTTTGTTCATAGTTTTTTAGCTTTTTGTCCTGTAAATTGTTCCCATCTTTCAATAATTACATCACAGTATTTAGTATCTAATTCCATTCCATAACATATTCTATTTGTTTTTTCACAAGCTATTAATGTTGAACCACTACCAAGAAATGGTTCTATTACTTTTTTCTTACTGCTTGATTTTATTATTCGTTCCATCATTTCAACAGGTTTTGGCGTTGCGTGGTTATGTCTTTCTTTTCCTGACACTCTTTCATAATTCCAAACATCGGTCATATTATCGTGTGTGTTGTTAAAGTATGCCCTTGTATCATAAAATGCTTTTTTTAATTCTTCGTAATCTTTTTTTAATTCTTCGTAATCTTTTTTAAAAGCATCTATATTATTTTCTTTGCAATAGTTTTTAATTTTTAAATAACTTTTTTTTGTAGGAAATTCAAATTGACTTTTTGCCCAATAATGACTAACTCTTGTGCTATCAATAGCAATTAACTCTTTTACTGTTAATTTACTTTTTTCTCTTTCTGTGTCTATATATTTTCTTATATCTTCAAAAATGTAATTAAATTTTTTATCATTTCTTTTGTATTTCATATCTTGTTCACCTATCATAAAAAATAAACATCTTTCTGTGACTGTTGGATACATTCTATGCTGTTCGCTTGACATACCCATTCCGTGTCCTTTATTCCAAACTATCTCATTTCTAAAAGTTAAACGTTCTGTGTCTTTTAATAGTGAATACCACAAACGCCACAAGTCCTCAGCATTACCCCAAATATAACAAGAACCATTATCATCTAAATAAGGTCTAAAAGTTTTAAACCATTCTAATTGAAAAGTGTCTAGTTTTTCATTATATAAATTATCATTTAATACACCATCTTTTTCTTTACCCATTCCATAAGGTGGGTCTGCGTGTAATAATTCTGCCTTATCTCCATTCATTAGTTTTTCAACATCACTTTCTTTTGTGCTATCTCCACACATTAATCTGTGATTACCTAATTGCCAAACATCACCAAGTTTAACTCTGCTTTCTTTTGCTTCTGGTATATGGTCATCTTCTGTATTGCCTTCTGTGATTTTATCTATATTAAAACCAAACTCAATATCTTTAAAACCCCACTCTTTTAATTCTTGCACATCAAATTCATTTGCTAGTATATCCATATCCCACTCACCACCTGATTTGTTTAGTCTTATATTGAGTTCCCTTTCTTCTTCTTTGGTTAAATCTAGGATTACACAATCTACATCTTTATATTTTAATTCTTTACAAATCTTTAACCTTTGATGGCCGCCTATTACGGTATAATCTTTATTAACAATAATTGGGTCAACCAAATCAAATTTTTCTATTGATTTTTTTAAGTCATTATACTGCTTCTTTGTAATCTGTCTAGGATTATATTTAGCAGGTTTTAAATCTTTAATTAATTTACTTTCTATTTTCATATCTTTTATCCATTGCTGATTTAAATGCATTTAAAGTTTGTTGTCTTGTTCGTGTTATTTTTTTATTTGAGCGAGTAGGTGGAATCGAACCCCATCTTTATACTGGAAGTATAACGCTTTAACCTATTAAGCTATACTC